TTACCATCTTCGTGAAACGGTGTGATGCGTATCACAAAGTCTTCTTCTTTTAGATCAGCTAAAATATCAGCAACTTTCATTTACTTCCTCACTATCTTTGGATGTGGGTAGGCAACAAATGTTAGGGCAGATGCCTTACCCTTTTCTTTTAGCCATGCCAGAGGTACTATCCTGTCGTAACAATCAAACCCATATCTGCCACACCATGTTTCATATGTACTCTTAGCACCCTTATTTAGCTTCTGTCTACCGTTTGTAAACACAAAACGTATATCAAGTTTAGGGTGTTGCTTTTTTATCGCAAGGTGCTTTCGTCTATCGTCTGCTGTGAACCTACCCTTTGATTCAATTATGATTCCATTAGGTAGTATAAAGTCTGGTGTGTATGTGCGGTAGGTTAAGTCCTCCCACTCAATCTTCATTGATTCATACTGTGCATCAACACCTTGGTCTTTAAGATACTGAGCTAAAGAAACCTCTAGCCCACTTCTGTATCCTGCTTTTCTTGCTGCACGAAAGCCCTTACCATTCATTTAACTAAAAGTCTCCAACCTTTAAGGTTGAGTAGTCACCCCAACCTGTACCATATTCACCTGTTAAGTTTGCCTCTGCAATTTCAACCAGTGTTTCCTTTACTGTCTCTAAAGATTTCATCATCAACTCAGGCGATACCTTATGCAAGTGTGCAATGTAAGGTGAAGTCTTTTCTATTGCAATGAAGCTGAACTCCTTAGCCTCTAGGCCAGCCAGTTTACAAGTATACAAATAGAAAGCAGCTTGTATGTGATAAGCGTACTTGCCCACTTGTTCTGCGAAACCCTTTGGCGAAGCGTCGATAGTAGTTTTGATGTCAAAAATCTGCCCTGTCTCTGGTATGTATAGGTCTGGTCTTGTCTTTAGGTTTAGTCCACTGTAAGGATCATTAGTAAAGATACTGGCCTCACAAACTCTACGTTCATCTGTTAGTATACTATTACATACCTCATTGTCAATAGCTGATCTACACATCTTATTGTGTACGTGATACTCAACCTCTGTTAGTACAACTTCATCATCCTTCTTGTTGGCATACATGTCCTTGAACATCTTGGATACCCTAGTCTTTGGGCCTTTGAATACAAGATCACGATCAGGTTCTAGTAACGTAGCATGTACTGCACTTCCCAATGCAAATGCTGGGCTATCCCCTAACGGTTTCTGTGCCATGTAGTGCGCAAGCGATTGCTTGCACACCGTTTTAATGGCAGATGAAGAGTACCCTACTTGTTTGTGATACTCCGCATTTGACATGTCATAGACAATGCCGTTGTGTGGCATGTCCATTACACAAAGTCCTCATTAATGTCTACCAAGTCCTCAACTATAGCATCAGGTATACTATCTGCATTGTCGTATGACATCTTATCAGACCACTCATTGAGAATGTACTGGTTGTAGTTTGCCACCCATGCAGTGAAGTCATTGAACACACTCATAGTATCATTGTCCATGTCCAAAGTAGTCATTAAGTCAAGGGATACAACTGGCAGATAGAAGCAACTACCATTGGGTAGATCACGTTTCTCTGTAGTACACTTGATGTAGTGCTGTGGGGGTAGACGCTGCATCTTACCTAGCTTGGTAAAGATAATGCCAATAGTCTTGAAGGCATCACGGTTCTCAACTTCATAGATGAATGGTGTAGTGTCCACATCTACAGGATTACCTACAGCATCTGTAGGATTTACCATGTCCACTGTGCCAAAGACAGCACGAACACGCTTGATAGACTTGATCAAATCCTTCATTGTGTCAGGCAGACTGTTGAAGTCTTCAATCCAACCAGACGGTTTACCACAGTTGAAGCCACCGTCATTGTCCTTCATGTCTGAGTTAAGGTTATCTCCCATAACAGTCTTGACATAACGGTTAGGCGTACTGTCGTTACCCATGACGAATTTCTTGTACATGAAACGCTGCATAAACGGCCTAATTGAAACTTCCTCTGCATAGTATGTAGGCCCATCAGGTATCTCCAGTTTATATGTGCCGCCCTCTACTACCTCAACATTTACCTGCTTACCTTTTACCTCTGCCTGTCCCATCACTGGGGTATGATTAATGCGAAGACGAGCAAGTGCGCTGGTCTTTTTATCATTCGTAGATTGGCTCATGCCCATTGCTTTAGCCATTGCTGCATAGTTAGTTGTATCTATTGTCGCTACTTGTGTCATGTGTATTTTTCTCCTTAACACTGATTCAATTTTGTAGTTATATCATGCTACATCTTTTGTGTCAAGCCAATTCGGTCCTATCTTTGCCTCTAATAGTAAAGGAATGTTGAAATCTATGTTCCATTTCCTATTGACAATAGAGATTAGCTTGTCATTAGTCTTGTCTATTATCTTTAGTACCTTGTTTGTCTCATCAGGATGTATGTCCAACACCACACTGTCATGTACACTGTTGACTATGCAACTCTGCATCTTGTTTGCCTCCAACATCTTATCTATGTATATGAGACATATAGGTACGATGTCTGCCGTTGCAAATGATTGCACTGGATAGTTTTTTATCAGTGTAAAATATGACACACCTCCATGCTTGTTACGTACCGCATCGGGGAATGAGAATGATCTACCTGATGGTGTAGTGATACAACCAGTAGCCATCACCTCGTCTGCTAGTTTCTTATGCCATGCAGCAATACCTTTGTACTTGTCCATGAACTTAGTGTAGTATGCTGCCTCTGGTGGTGTGCGTCCATATCCTGTGGCCCCGAACAGGGGTGCGAAGGTGTGTTCCTTGGCTGCTTGTCTAGCTGTAGGTTGACCTGCATCTGTGATTGTCTTGGCAGTAAACGAGTGAACATCAAAGCCAGTGATGACCTCATCAATAGCAACCTTGTCCTGTGATAAGAACGCAGCTACACGAAACTCTAGCTGTGCAAAGTCAGCCTCCATGATCTGACCGCCAGCCCAGCGTGATACAAAGACACGCTTGACAGGGAACGTACCGCCACGTGGCATGTTCTGCATGTTAGGGTCAGCACCTGACAGTCTGCCTGTGCCTGTCCTGTGCTGTAGCAGACGCACGTGTAGCTTACCGTCAGCCTTAGTATGCGTAGCTATGCCACCAATGAAGCTGTTGATGTAGACCTCAACTGCATTAAGACGCTTCATATTCTGTAAGAACTTCTCAGCCTCTGGCATACCCTTAGCTCTGGCTACACCCTCAAGGTGAGTGAGACTGTCCTTACCTGTACTGAAACCATTGGCACTTACATAGCTGGCATTAGGTGGCTTGAACCCTAGACCAGCTACACGGTCAGTATCCATAAAAGTATAGCCACAACCATCACACCCTGCACACCTGCTGGGTCTTGCAAAAGGATTTCCATCTTTCTTTACCTTCCTGATTTGCCCACTGCCATAGCAGGACTTGCATTGCTTTGCCTTCTGTCTGTACAGTTTAGTTGAATGTTTTGTAACTGTAGATGTGAAGGCAGCATTTGCCATACGACCATCAAAGAGTGTAGGCCATAGCTTCTTATCATCTGGCTTACGACCATAGACAACCCAGCCCAACTGCTCTGGACTGTTGAGGTTTATAGGTCTGTCACCCATCAATTCGCTAGTGTGTTTCTCAAGACTATGTACAAGGGCATCACGCTCTGCTTCATACTCTTTACGTACTGCGTCTAGTGCTTCAATGTCAACCTTAAACCCACGCTGATATATCTTAGCTAGGTGCAATGCAAGTTGATTGGTTAGGTCAATGCTATCCTGTAGTGTAGTGCCATCTAGCTTATCTACTATTGTATTATACAACTGCTGTGTTGCATGTAGATCGTGAGACAGATACTCTGACAATTCAGCAAGAGGAATGTCACGGGTGGTGTATCCCTTCTTGAAGTATTCCTTGAGTGTGTCCTGCTTCTGTGTGTCCAGTGCATAGCGTTCTGCACAGGCATCAAGGGACAGGGGCTGCTTCTGCCCACGCTGCAGGATGTACTCACCTAGCATGGTATCAAAGACTTTGCCATCATAGGTGAAGCCAGACTCCCACAGCCACAGTAGATCATGCACTGCATTGTGTGCTACTAGCACTGTGGTCTTGTCAAGTATAGATTGTACACAATCATGGTCAAAGGGTGTACCCTGCTTTTCCGAATGATCAAAGGTAAAGATATGTTCGTTACCTGATTGATCTAATGTACCAACCTGTGTCAGTGAATTGTCTTTCTCAAATGGGTCAAGGTGTAGCTTGCCATCCCTAGTCGTTGTCGTATTCTCTACGTCCAGTGTCAGGATCATTATCAATACCCTTCCGTATTAAGTGTACAAAACCCACGTTGAATATAGCAGCATATGTTTCGGGGTCAAGGTCTAATTTCATAGTTGCGCTGCCATCTTCATGATCTTCTATGTCAGTTATCTTTATATTGTTATTCATCTTTTATCTCCTTACTATATTTACGAAACCTTTTATTATAAGCACGTTTAATTTTCTTTAACTGCCCAGCTTTCCATATGTAAAACTTACGTGCCTTTGTAAGCCCATCATATTCATCACCACCCTTCATTTGTATACGTTTATTCATTCATCATCTCCTACTACTGGGGTGTTAGTAATGGCAAGTATTACCCCTTAACTAATACAGTGGTGTCAGTTTACTCATCTGTTAAAGCCTCCCATGCTACAGGAAATAATGTCTGCAACTAACCGTGTCTCAGCAGTCTTGTCCAGTCGTATCAGATATTTCTATCAGATCAGATACATTACCGCTTACTTCATGTTGAGAGTGATATTCGAATATCTCTCTGTCTGTTTTCATCCTTTCGGCAAACTCCTCAGCCTTTTCTAGGCTACTAAAGACACCCAAGTTATAATAGTTGTTGTACACTACTGAATATTCACTCATCTCTCAGTGCTACCCATGACACAGGGAATAGGTCTTCCATCTTTAAGCTGATAGCCCATGCTACCTCTTGTGTCTCTGCCTGTGTGTCAGGCTCACACCTTAGCTTACACATGTCTGCAAGGGCGTCAAGGCTACCTGACCAATACCATTCAGTCATGGTGCTTTGCGGCAACACCATACGTGCTTGCTCAGGTGCTACTCCTGACTTGAGTAAAGCTTTGTATGCACACAGCGCCTCGTAAGGCGAGTCAGATACAATCCTTTCATCCAGTTGGCCTAGTTTCACAATACCCTCAGATCCCTGCTTCTTATCGTCAGCACGACCACGCCACTCATCAGGTACATAAAACTCTGGGTCATCATCTACATACCTACGACTAATCTCATTCCAACGTAGGAACTTATGCTTCACAAGCTGCCTAGCCACAAACACTGGTGCCTTGACGTGGAAGGATGCAAAGCAATGCCCAAATGGACTATAATGGCCGTGATTGGCTAGGTATTGGATAAGCTTGGCATCTGCTGCCTTAAGTACATTGGGTCCACCTACCCTGCCATCAAAGGTAGAACTCTTACCAAAGGATACCCTTGCTGCATTGACT